AAGCCATTTTAGGCCGTCTATAAATGCGGCTTTTATTTGATCCCAATGTTTTATGATCTTAATAATTGCGACAACAACCGCTGCAGCACCGATTAAAATCCATGTGAATGGATTTATAGCCATAACCGCAGTTAGGATTCCAGAGGCCGCACTTAAAGCCAAAATGGCGAGCTTTAATCCAAGAAAAACACCAATGGTCATTCCCACTGCCTGAACCATATCATTACTCATTATCTTAAAAAATATTACGGCAACAGCAACCAGCGCCTTTAAAGCTGTAACAAGTGGCTTGACATTAATACCGCGAATGGCCTCAACAAATGCGTCAATTGCATTTTTGCCCTTGACTTCAAAGTTTTCAAGGATCTTAAACCCGAATTCAACCAATGAACTATTAAGAGTTTTTAATCTATTGCCTAAAGACGTTCGCATTAATTCAGCCGTTTTTTGTGAAGCTCCCCCTGCACTCAATAAAGATTTCTCAAACTTCTCAATATTCTTGATATTATCAATTAAATTTTTACCGCCTGCAATGGCACGCTTTCCGAACAATTCATTTAATATTTCAGCCTGTTTTATTTTGCTGAGTCCCGATATTTTGCCGCCTAAATCTTTCATAATATCGGTCATTCTGCGAGCATTGCCAGTGCCATCGTCCATTGTAATATTCAGTGCATCCATAATCTTTCGGGCTCCGCTGGTAGGTGCCGCAAGCCTAAGATAAGCATTTTTTAGAGCGGTCATGGCTTCGCTGCCCTTGATACCACTGCTACCCAAAACAGCCGTTAAGGACGCCACCTCTTCAAGGCTTGCCCCTAAAACACCCGTGGCAATAGGCCCGACCTGCTTCATTGTCTCGAACATATCGGTCACTGTGACATTTGCCGTGTTCGTAGTCTTTACGAGCACATCATTTAGCCTGTTGAGGTTTGCTATCTTTTGAGCCGTATTGTTAGAGGCAAGACCGAAAGCGCCAAGCAGATCAGACGACATGTCGGCAACCTCGGCAAAGTCTTCGCCTGTAGCGGTTGCGAGGTTAATCATTGAGATTAAAGAGCCGATCGCTTCCGTAGATTTAAAACCGGCCTTGGCAAGGAAATCGAGAGCTTTTGCGGATTGTGCCGCGGTGAATTCGGTTGTGGCCCCGGCATCTCTGGCGGCTTTTTTTATGCCTTGAATTCGTTCTGTGAAATTATCAACATCAGGGCCAATATCTTTAAATCTGGCCCCGGCTGCGATTATAGAATCATCGAATTCAATAAATTGAGTTGTGACAGAGCTTATGCCCTGGCTCAACAAAGCAATGCCAGCGGCAATAGTGACGCCCGCAAAAAGAGTTTTTAATGTTTTGGAAAACTTGGAGGCCTTGCGGTCTGCATTTCGGAAAGCAGCAACGGTTTTTTTGCCGAACTTCCCGACATTCTTTGTCATCTTGCGAATCGGCGCAGTAACCCCGTCGATTGCTTTGAATTTATTGAAGACTGAGAACGATAAAGCCATTATTTCCCGCTTTCCTCTTTTATCATCCGCTGGTGACCTTCAAGCCAGAATCTTAGCTCAGATAGTTTTAAGTCATGGGGATTGCCTACCCCTGGAAAACGGCCACCAATGGCCCACAAAACAGCATCGCCGCCGAGTTCCAGGTACGCTATAAAAAAAGCGAGATTACCCCAACGGAAAGCATCAGGTCCCGACTGCCGAGTTTGTTGATCATTGGAAGTCCGAGTCCGGTTACTTCGCCAAGAATCGACATGGCTTTACCGACATCATCATTTTTCTTTTTAACTTCGGACATACCCCGGAGCTGTACGCCGGTCGGCTCTTTGATCTCAAGATAAAGTATCTCTTTTTTGCCGGTTATCGGCTTCAAAAGCTTCTGCCTGAAAATCTCATCTTTATATTCAAGCCGCCCGTGCATTATTGCTGAAATGATTTTCTTGGTTGACGTTTTCCCTTCATCGTCTTCCTCTATCAACTCACTGTCAAGGCCAAGATCGTCATAAATTCCTTGCAACATTTCTTCGGCAACATCCCTGCCTATGATGGTTTTTGTTCCGGCTATTTCTTCCATCAAATACCCCTTTCTTTTAAATTTTTGTTAGTGGCCCGCCCTGGAAATTCAAGGAAACAAGACCGGTGTTTTCATCTTTTGAAATCTCACCTGATACCACAAGATCACCAGTGTAGCTAATATTTGCGGCATACGTGGCAACGACCGGGACCGGAAGGCCGTCATCTGCGAGACCTTGCAAAAACTCCTGATCTCCACGTGAATCGTCTGACTCGACTTGTAGGTCATTGAGCGAGCCTGGCATAACGGTTTGAAGTACTCTAAACGAGGCGTCAGCGTTCATTGCTACCTCGTTATTCCGTCCGCCCATGGCTTTGTTGCCCGAGCCATCATGGGCAACCTTAAAGCCACGGCCATTGATTGTTAAAGAGCGCATTGCGCCATGAATAGCCATAATTTACCTCCTATCCGGCCAAAGCGCCGAAGTTAAAGCCAAAATTGGTTGTCAATGAAATGATTCGAGTAGCTCCAGAAAGCTTGATCAGGGTTGTAATGTTTATCCTGTTCGGATTTGCTACATCAATACTCGCAGCCGTGTTTTCCTTGGTAAACCCTGGATCTGTGATTATAGCCGCAAAACTGGCAGCATCCGCAAGTTTGAATATTTCAGCCACTGCATCTTTGGGACGTCTGGCATCGGGATTGACCACAATATCAGTATCGTCAACCAAGATTTTACCACGCCAGTTGTTGCCTGTAAAAACAAGATTTACATTATATGCCCATTCGGCAAGCTTAGCGATATCAACTGCCCATTGAAAAGCCGGAGGTTCTTCGCCCTCTTTGTGATAGTGCATCACGACATCCTCAAGGGCAATAATTCCATCTTGCAGAATCGTAGTCGAACAACCATCTCTGACCGCCGCATCTCTTTGCGTATACGTCCACTGCGTTCCACTGTCCGATCCCGTTATCTCGGAAGACGGTACCAGCCCATCAAGCAAAAGGCCGGTATATGGCTGTGCCGGATTATTCTGATTCCGTGCCGCCATTTGGCCGACAGCCAGGGCTGCAAATTCAAGCGGCAACGAATAGGCACCTGGTGAAGTTATCGCAGAATTTGTGCGGTCAAGTGTCAGCGCATCGGTAACAGCCGTAATTGTTGCCAGGTCGTCAATAGAACCGTAAAACGCTCTGAAAAACTTATTGACCAGCGTGTCCCAACGTTCGTCCTCATTGTATGTCGCAAAAGCTGCCATGGTGGTAGATTCTGAACCGAACGTATTGACGACATACGTGTACCAATCATCGCCCATGAGATTTAACGCATCGGTTATGGTCGGAGTTCCTGCGCCGTTGGTCAGTGCCGTCACGGTAAATGTCACGCCGCCTGGGGTAGCATCTTTTTCGGACTCAGTGAGATTAATCGCAAGTGTGATATCATTTGCAATCAGCCCCTTGTATTTACTTGTAATGTTCGTCTGGTCCTCCTCTACGCCATCGACTAATGCCGTCACTGGCAGAGGGACTGCCGCGTTAATGGCAGCGGCTATAGCAATCTGTATGTCCGCCGCAGATGTGTCCTTTGCAATCGTTACAGGAATTCTCTGCCCGCCAATATATATACTGATCGTGCCAGCGCTTGTAGCCCCAGCAGCGGCAACAGTAAGGATGCTGCCGTCACCAGCTACTGCTCCGGCAGCTTCGTCAATCGGAAAAACAAAGACAGGAACTATGCCGGATTTTCTGAGAACTTGCCGGGCCGCAAGATGAGCCGGAAAACCAAATCCGAACTTTTCACCAGCTTCGACCTCGGTAAATACTCGAACCGGAACATCTGCCACAACATCAGTTTTTAAAGGATCAAACGTTGCGAATATTGCGATTACCTGTGGTAGGCCCGCAAGCCCCTCCCGTAAATTTACATATTTGAATTGATTGCCAAAAACCGAAGCTACTGCCCCGCTTGGCACCGCTGTGCTTACGACTGCCATGATATACCTCCCTTATGTTGCGTCAATTTTTTGCTCCACATAATCAATATCATCGTCTCTGTTTGTATCTATATTGACAATTTCAAGATCAACACCCTCCGCCTGTGGCGGTATTTCCTCAAACTTTATATTGCATGAAATCCGTGCCGCAATAACTCCCTGAATCGGTATATTTGTTTCAGTCGGAACAAATTTGACCATATTCGTAATCCATGGCCTTGTAATCATTCCTGGAGTCAAGCCCAAGTCGTAATAAATCGGGCTCATAATAGTATAATAAATCTTGGTTATCAGGGCATGAAGAACATCCGCCGCCCGTTGATCTTTCGGAGTTATGGCGCCGCCGCTTTCGAGCCCTCTCTGAGAAGCGTAGCAATCGATATCAAAAGAAGATAGACTCGATTGATCGAAGTTATTACCTTCGCCGTCCGGAAAACTAGAGCTTGACCAAACGATATTGGCAATGCCCGGATTGAATTCATCGACACTTACCGTCCAGGGGTCGAACCGTTCTCTGACTGTTCTCCATCCTGTCCCGCCCAGCGCTACCTGATTTGCCGATTCAGCTTTTAAGGTTGTTTCAAGCGCCTTTAAAACTGTGTCAAAATACATGTTGGTCGAAATTAAAGGTAGCGGCATCAGGTCTCCAAAAGTCCGAGTTTTAAAACTACCGTCCCGAAAGTTCTATCGGGTATGGCTTCGGTAACATAACAATCATACGAGTTTCCAGCTGTGTCAGTTACCGTAATAAGCCAATCTTTTTGAGGCTCTCCGATTGTAATAGTGGAAAGCCGCACAACCACGGACGCCTGTTCTTGCTGAACATCGGCCCCGGTATCCATATCGATCAACATATTGATATGACGTGCCTGTCCGGTAATAGTCTGAGATTCGCCAAGCGGATTTGTCAGCGTGAACGACCATCCGAACGCTCCAATATCTTCAAGGGAGCGCTCAAGGAACTCTTCATTTCTAAGTATCAAGCTCATTTTCGGCCTTTTTCTCATTTACGAAGTCGGTCAATTCAGCAAAATCAACATCATCGCTCGGATCAATGCCAAGCGCAAGGGCTTCTTTTTTAAGGACCTGCAAAGCTTCATAATCATCGATCATTTCCTCAAGCTTTGCAATTCCCGCCCTGTAATGAGGCTTCAATCCATATCCGATTGCCTTTTCGAGCAAGATATTTCTTTCAGCTTCAGCATTAGCTTCGGCTTCTTTTTCAGCCGTCACCTTTGCTTTTGCTTCGGCTTCAACCTTTGCTTTGGCAGCCAGTTTGCCGTCGTCAATCCATCCCTTTTTGATATAGTCGGCAAAGGTCTCTTCACCCATTTGCTCAATAACATCGGCGGGAAGTCTATCGCCAATGCCGTAAGCTTTTCGACCTTTGCTGTAATATGTCGTGGTTTTTGAATTCCAAATCATAACAACCTCCTTATGTGGCCAGCTTGACGATGGTGTCAATCTCGGTTGTCGGGAAAATAGGTGCCACCTGCGTTCTGACAGTAAACGCTTTGTTGTTTGCCCCGCCGTAAGCGTCGACGTGGAACATCGCAGAGTTAAAAATACCGGACTCTACAACATTCGGAGACATGCTCGAAATATCACCAATGCCGAACATGCGCTGAAAGATCGAGTCGTCAACATCCAGACGATCTTGAGGGCCGAAATAGCGGTCATACCGTGCGCCCTTGGCTAAAATTATGACCTCTTCGTCGGGCAAATACTGTGTTTGCACATCGGCATCGGTCTCGTAAATGGCCGGATATGTCCACATATTGTATTTCCAATCGCCCGCCTTAACCTGGCCCTGATAAATAGCTCCTGCCTTTACCCAATCATCGTATCCGCCAGGTGCATCTTGCTGCATGTCAGCAACAAAATGGACAATACGCCTATTGTTTGCAAGGGTTGTGACCTCGGTCGTGGCAAGAAATTCAGTCCATGATTGACCGCTGAAAATAATATCGGTCGGACGTCGGTTCCCATCTCGAAAAATGAGGTCTCCCGCCCCTGCCAAATCCGCAATTACCACAGCGTTGGCCGAATCACTCCATACGGTTGTAGCAGTTGCGTTATGCGTTGCCAGCCGATAAAAATCATACTGTATGCCAGCATGAATAGTCTGGAATCCGGTTCGGATTGATTCGGCCGCCGACAATTCCATTTTTCTGATAATCCGATTCATGTGTTCCCGATGCGCTTTCATTGCCAGCGCTGTCTGTTTAGCAACTCTTGATAGAGGTTGATAAACAGGTTCGCCCGGCATACGTTTCGTAATCATGTCGGACGTGATGGGTGATAGTTCTTCAATTAATGGAAACAGTTTTGTGTCGCTCGTAAATTTTTCGAGAAGTGCCTGATTAAGCCCAACATTTACAGCATCGCTCCCCCTTGGGATGTAAACCGCAAGTTTTTTGTTCCCACGCTGGATATCGATATCAATCGCATTTGCGTCAATTTCGATAATTGTTTGACCCGATGTAAAAAGATTCTGGAAAAACGTGAAAACAGGAATAGTTTCAAGGTCTGTGAACACGCGGGCCATTAGCCGAGTGTAGTTTTGTACTGCCTGGATAGCCATTTTATACCTCCACTTTAATATTTAACCGTGATTATAATGCCGGGTTTTGATATCTTGAAACACTTATGCCCGGTGCGGTTCTGATATTCAACATTCTCAGGGCGTCTCCCATGGTCAAGTCGGAAAGATCGCCGGATCTCTGAAGTTTGAAGTTGTCGAAATCGCCCGAACTGGCATCACTGGCAGCAACAATCCTGATACCGCCGGTCGTCTCCGCTAACCAGGTTATAGCCCCCTGCGTGGCATTGGCTATAATGGTTCCGAGGGTCTGCACACCCGTAAAGTCTTTGACGGTCCATGTTGCAACGATGTTTGCAACATCGTAAAGCAACTTGTAAGTTTTGCCAATTTCTGTCGGAGCGCTGAGAACTGGCAGCGTGCAATATTGATCTGCCGCGCTTGCCGTTATGGTTAAATCCTCATCTTCGTCATAGGCATTAATGTCAACATTTGCCCAGTTAATAGTCTCTGTGCCGCCGTCGCTGTTGAATGTGCGGTCGGCAGCATTCGGCATTAATTCTACATTTAACCGCGTGTCGATATCGGTATCACCACCGAAAACAAACTGATTCTCATCGAAAAGACCGCTGGAATATGCTGACAGGTTGGTTGTCGGGGTGCCCGCGCTATCAACATCAGCGGTTGCAAGCAGTAGCTTCGGGATTTCGCTTCCATCTGTCGCTATGGCATCACACAGCTTATACGTTCCGGGAGTTGCGGTCACTTCACCCAGCACGGCACCGATTGTAAGATCTCCTTGCGCTGCAGCGAGTGTAATACCGTCAAGTACCTCCGCCGTATCGTCGAGCACAAAGGGTTCGTTGTCATTATCTGCCCTTATCTGATAAGCCATTTCTATACCTCCATTTTAATTTCTTTAATTACTACATTACGCCGGGCATGGCCGCAATTTGAGCACCCACGGCGTCCAGATGATCCGGGTGTGTCATTACGCCGTCAACCATTTCGGGCGCTTCCTCTGCGTCATTGCTGGGCGGATTTGCTTCATCAGCCTTAGCCTTTTCTACCTCTGCTGCCACCTGATCCGCCGACATGAGATTGAGAGTGAGCTGATCAAGGCCCGTGCCTTCGGCGATAGCTTCGTCAATGACCTTTTGAGAGTGAGCTTTCGGAAATTTCGCTCTCATTTCGACCAGCATCTTTACCCGTGCTCGCTCTTGGCCGGCGCCTTCAGTCAAGCCCTCTGCCTTTCCGAGCGCTACAATTTTATTGTAAACGTTGGGAAATTTCTCTTTGATTTCTTCTAAGGTCATAACTGTTACCTCCTGTTTTTGTTTAAGTTGTATTTCTTTTAAGGCCGTTTCAGCTATTAGCTTTTCGGCTTTGAGCTTTTCGATTTCTGTTGGTTCATCTGCCATCATAGTAGCAAGTGCCGCCATGTCTTTTTTAATGCTTTCGGGTTTATTGATTTTTTCCTGACATTCTTCTATCATTAATTCAGCCATGGCGACCGCTTCCGCTCTGTCCTCCGGTTCTGCATCGCCTATCATTTCATGTACAAAGCCAGCTTCTTTGATTTCATCGCCATAATAAAACGTTGTTTCATCCATGGCACTTCTAATTTCGTCCAGAGCAGTTTCGCTTTTTATAGAAAATTCCTTTGCTATAATATTTGTCAGAGAATCAAGGTGAGCGCCGAATTTAAACATTACATGATGGTCACCTATCGCAAGGCCAGCCCCGTTGTGAATCATAAAAATTGCGTTCTTTTCAGCCGTGCGCCTTGTCCCTACCATAGCAATATACGAAGCCATCGAAGCCACGGATCCTGTCAAATGCGTATCGACATTGCCCTGATAATTCTTAAGCTCATTATAGATTTTCAAGCCTTCGGAAATCAGACCGCCAGGGCTCGCAATTTCGACAATCACATCTTGACCTTTCGCTCTTGAAAGTTCCCTCTGGATAAATCTATTGTCGGCCTCAAAGCCGATAACACCATCTATTTTTATTATATGAGTCATTTTTTCACCTTACAAATCTTGACCTTTTTGCTCTGCAAGCGGAGCATTTGCTTCCGCTAATCTTTGATTTTCTGATGCAAGTCTGTCGACATTAGAATCAAAACTCCCGCCATGTCGTCTTTGCGCTTCTTGCTCTCTGGTTGTAAACCCTTCTTTGGTCCTAATTGCTGCCGCTCTTTCCTCTTTCATAGGGTCAATCGACGGACTTGGTACCCCGATCCAGCTTGCAGATTGCCAGGCGGCTCTTAATTGTGAATCTTCGTAACCTTTCAAAATCAGGTTGCCAGTGCCAACTTCGCCAAGCAACCACGAATTAAAAACAGGAGTCTTAAAATCTGCTATGAAATCATCACGCTTGACAAAAACCGACTGCCAGTAAAGCTTTAGTGTTGCCCTCGATGCACTAAAATTATTTCCAAACACCATGCTTAAAACTTCAACCGGCATTGAAAGTGAAGATGCAAGATATTTTGTAACACTGTCAACAAATTCACCAAAGTTAACGTTTGGCCTTTTTGTGTCATGGCTTGCAAATGTTTCACCGGCATTAAGGGAGCTGATTAAAAGACCGCCCGTATTTTTCAACACATTTTTTCCGATGTTGGTATATCCCGGGTCGGTCGATGACTCTGAAGCCACGGTTAAATCGTTTGAGGTTTGTATCAGGCTCGGAGGTACAAAAGAGTTTGGCGGAAATGGATTTGTGGCCGGCGCATTTTCTCCCGGCTGAACAACTGCCGCTATAGTTGCATTAGCGACCGCCGCCATTAACTCAAGCAAGGAGTAGTCTGTTATTTTTTCAAGCTCATGGGCAACGTGCGCAAGGGCTGGAATCCCGCGCGGCTCAGTTCCGAATTCCTGCACTTTTCCGTGGATTAAAACGACGCGGCCTGAAATCGGGCCATATTTCGGAAATCGTACCCATTCGTAATTACCGGGCAACGTATCATATCCGAAAAGACCTTGATTATAACCACCGTATCCACCGCCACCGTACATGGGGATCACCGAGTTAATATCAAAATGCGCCCCTGCCATGCCCGGCTTGCGGGTCTTGACGTAAATCGCTACCTCTTCATCGTTTCGGTCGAACTCGACACCGTCCACGATATAATTTCCCCTGTTTGCAATCTCATTTCTGGCAGCTGCGTCAAAGGGAGTTGATACCAATTCCGGTTTTATAATTTTAATCTGAAGCGGATTTGTTAGGGTTGGATCGTCTGAAAATGGAAGCGCTGCGAAATAATCGCCCTTTACAAGCTGGTTTCTGTACAAAATACGCTCAATCTGTCCCAAAGTGTTTTCCCTTGACAGATCGCAGCCTTTGGAGTTCCCCCAAAGATTGAAGCGGGCCTCTATTTTGTTTGAAATTTCTTTGCGCTCTTCCTGAGATAATCCAAGAATGGATGATATCGGAGTTGATTCGAGCGCAAGTCCGGTGTTTATGACCGTATCGACCAGCCGGTTAATGATCCCCCGGGCCTGCATGCTGTCCCAATATGCCCGAATTGACCGCTGCCGCATTGCATAGGTGCCTGATCCGTAAGCGGTTTGATAATTCATGCCACCTGAAAACTTTTCGCCTCCTCCTAAATTTGCCCGGGCGCTATATCCTGATACTATTTGTTGAGCGATTGCATCATGGTAGGATTGTAATAATTCTTGGGGTGTTGAAACTACTTCAACGCTGGGAGATTTAAACCAGGATTTTATTTTTGAGAGTGAGAGATTCAATCAAGACCTCCGGTATGTGAGATTTGTAACTCCGGCGCCAATACTGCCCTGGATAAACGCCTGCTTTTCCGTGGTTAGTTGTGTTAGATATAATCTGATTTCTTTCATGTCCATTACGACCTTCTGATTGCTTTGCGACGTGTTTAAAAAAAACTCTTTGGCCTTAACGGCGTTTCTCATTTCCGTTCGGACATAGTCTATTTCATCGTTATATTCCTCAAGTGTGTCAAATAAAAAACCCATCAAACAAGCCCCTTGTAAGCACTATATCTTGTATTTAAATATCACTGTTATACAAGACTTTAGTGCTTGTCAAGTTATTTTTTTACGAAAAATAAAGGAATTGTGCGAAAAAATGAGGAATTTGGTCGCAATGGGCTATATTTGGGTGAAGTTGGGTGAAGTTGGGAATAAACAGAAAGGGCGGCCAATGTGACCGCCCATGCGTTTTGCTGGTTAGATTAAAGCATCATTGGACTTTAGATATAAATAAGCTGATGAAGTTGTGTTGCAGTTCGGAAGACCTCGCTTAACTTAAGACTATAAAAACATCAAAGCGTTGTCAACTACTAAAAATCCCGACGCCCTCCATGTAGCTGTAAAAATACTCAACTTTTTCGGATACAAGTATTTTTCTTTTGACCTGCTGTTCAAATTTCTCGATTTCTTCGGCAAAAGATTCCATCGTCTGAGAATAAAGAACTTCACGGGCTGCGATATTATAGACACGGCAATCAAGGGAGTGATTCGGCTTTCCCGGTGGGCAATAATATTCATATTGGATTTTATTACCCACTCTTTTCCCTCGCTTGTATTCGGCATTAAGCGCCTTGAAATATTTATCATCATAATCGTAAGGAAATGCCGGATAACCGGTCGGTGTCTCTTCGCCAGGTGCGCTTTCGGTTCTCAATGAGTTATAGACGATATCCTTGCAATAATTTGTTGCTATCCTGACTGACATTAAGTTTGATCCGGGTAATTGATTAATTCGGAATTTCTGTTGCGGGTTTGAAAATTTGTCTTGTCCCACAATCGGAAATATGCCGGGCATTGTTTCGCAAAATTCAACAACGGTATCTGTGCGATAGTTGGAATCTATGAAAGCCATTTGTGGAGCGTACCGACCTTTTTCGTTTTCATAAACAAATCGGCCGTCCATGAACATTTCCCTAAACGTGGGCCATACGCCCGCTGTGACCGTTTTCGTATCGCCCTCAATAACTATAAAATCAATTGACCAGGTTTTATATTTTCTGCCATGACCGCAAATTTCTAAGGTTACATTATTTCCGTGAACATCACCGCCCAGGGTTAAAAACAAAACGCCGTCCGGAACTGTCTTGGATTTGTAGTTAGACCGATGAGATGCAACCTTTCTGAATTCAGGCGCTTCGCCCTTTTCCCGATACGGCCAGCCGAGGTAAAGAGTTTCAAACGTCTTCATCTTGCCTGGATCGTTGCTTTCAATCGCGTCAATATTTTTCTGTACGATATCAGCCCAGGTTATCATGCCGGGGGGTGAATAGAGACAGCCCATTTGCCGTGACCTATAATTTGCCCTTTTAGCTTTTGCAGTTGGCCGCCACTCGCAGCGCCCGGATGAATACATTTCAGCCTTGTGATAATTATAAAAATATTGTTCGCAATCTGGCCCCTGGCATGCATATTTGACAGAATTAACATCAAGCAGGCCATCTTTGTCGCGATTATATTTCAAATGCTTAAATTCAAGTTCTTGCATAAATCCACAATGAGGACATGGCACAAAATATTTGCGCTGGTCGCCCAATAGATAAGCATGGTAGACATTTGACAGGTCAATCTCAATCGGTGTGCTGAAAAGAATTATTTTACGCTTGGCCTTATACGCAGATGTTCTGCCCTCAGCCTGTTCAAGAGCATTGCCCTGCTTTTTTAGGTCAAGACTTGCCTCGTCTATTTCATCACCGAAAAAATATCTGTAAGATGAAGATCTGAAGGCCGCTGTACTTCCATAACCGGCAATCTTGATCCGGCCCCCTGGAAATTCCTTGAGTGAAGTTTTATCGCCTGTCTTTTTACTGCCCCGCTTTGTGGATTGTGAAAAGATAAAGTTTTGCATCCCGGCTTGCTCGATCATCGGGTCAAAACGGTTCTCAGACCACTCTTTTCCGAGGGGATCTGTGGCCGTGGTGTATAGAATTGGGCCGGGTGCATGGTCAATGATGTAAATTATAGCGTTTTCAATGCCAGCAGTGTAGCCTAATTGATGTCCTTTCATGCAAACTGAGACTTCAATCGGGCTCGATTCGCTTATATCATCCATAAATTCTGTGAGATATGGCGTCTTTTCGTTATTCCAAGGGCCGGGAAAGGGCGTGCCTTTAGGTAAAATACGTCTTTTTTCCGCCACTTCTGAGACTTTCAGCGTTAATCGCTCATCGGTCAATGCGCCTACTTGCTCAAGAAGCCATGCAACTTCGTCTTTTTTATAGTCTTTATCAATTAATTGCACATTTATTTCCATCGGTTGCGGTCTGAATGTATAAATAGGCCGAAGACGTTGTGTTACAGTTTGGGAATTTATATTTAACCTCGGCACTCAATCTGGCATATGCCGCATTAATTTTATCTGTAAAATATCCCAAATGAAATCGTTTGCCAGATATCGTTACATATGATTCCCACCTTTGTTTTCCTTTGTCCCAAGATACACCAGTTATGCCAGACGTATTCCACTTTGAAATATTACAATTTCTCGAATTGCATTGGCGTGAAGCGTGTCTTAAATTTTCCCACTTGTTGTTATCTCTAATACGATCTCTATGATCAACTTCGTGTTCTGGCCAATAGCCCTCTTGATAGAACCATGCAAGTCGTGAAGCTAAATAAATCTGATAATCAACATTAATTCGTATGTATCCATCTTTTTTGGATACCGTTCCCGCGACTCTGCTTAACTTAATCCCTGGTCGTGACATTTTCCACATAAAAACACCGGACATGGGATCATAGTGAAGCAATTCTTTGAGTCGTTCTTGTGTGAGTGTTTTCATAACAACCTCCATTGTTAGCTCATTAGAAGGGAACGGCAGGGCGGTGAGTGGCCGCCTTTTCGGGGATCAGCCTATCCGTTCCCGTGTATATATTATTTCTGTTTTGAATTGTCAACAAAATTAATCATTTCAACCTCTCCTTAATTTGTTGCTTGGTCGATAAAATTGTTTTTTGTATGGAGTCCCGCATGATCTTGATAATGTCGCCCCTTGTGGCCCCGGCGCTAATTTTATCCATCAAAGTATCAACTACCATATCGGGCATTTCCAGCATGTTGATATTAAGTGCATCCACATACTGGAAGAGAACCACCGCAACACTATCTTTTTCAATCAAAACGTCCCGTTTCTGTGAATATTGCAGCTCTTTAAGGCGTTTATCTGCCCTGATCTTGCCGATTTCTTCAAGTATTTTCTCCCGCTGAAGACTAATAAGGCTCTCAGGTTCCCTTCCCTCGGGTATCTTTTTGCCTGAAACAGCTTGTTCAGGAGCTTCGGCGTTCTTTGCGATCTGTTTTTGGTACCACAACTGTGTTAAATCGTGGTCAAAAATGACCTTGCGCTTACGGTTTACCTTGACATGGCCGGCACGAATAGCCTTACTGACTGCTTGGCGAGTTGTACCTGCCAGCCTAGAAAGCTCAACCTGGGTAATTATAGAGTTCACGGCGTCTCCGTGTTATATGTTTTTTTCCAAGATTATTTTCAAGAAGTTTTTCAATAGCTGTATGTGATTTATAGGCTTCACAAAACTCCTTTGTCCACCATTTCAACTCCGACTCTAAAACCTGCGCTGCCCATTTTCTGTACGGCCAGCGCCGAGACATTAGGTTTGCCGCAACAGGATCTTCCAAAACAGGAAGGACGTTTGCTCCGTGTAATTTTAAATGTGTAATTATTTCAGTTGCTAATACCAGGGCCTTGTCTTTTTTATCTCCGCCCTGTATGATTTCAATAATTTCAGCGTATGTTGGCATCCGTCCATAACCGTCTTTTTTCGTTCGCAATATCTTTCCTGCGCCATATCGAATTTGATCTATGGAAATTCCATCTTTCATAAACGCTGCCTTCCATAATTCAATTAAACCAACGGGTATTTTCACCCCGAAATTGGCCGCAAGCCCGACTATAATTTTTGAAAGTTCGACATGGTTCATAAAATCCCCTCGTTTTTTAAAAATGTCCCGACAACTCGCATGTTATGATCTGTAACCGGGTCAATATATTGTTTGCCTGTTTTTATTCCATCTTTTTTATTTTTCCTATCCCAAGATAAAATCGTAGCATAATGAGATTTATATTTATAGCCCTTTGAAGCGATTCCGCTCGAAAGATTCTCTATTTTTTCGTTAGTTAAGAATTCGCCAAATTTTTCTATTAATTTTTTATATTCATCCTCAGCTAATTTTACGTTTTTAAATTCACCAAAAACAGATTTAGGAGATTCGGTTTTTTCTTTCTTTTTTTTTCTTTCTTTATGTATATCTTTATCTTCTTCTACTTCTACTTCTACTTCTAGACGGGGTTTTTTCGGAGTAACTTCGGAGCTACTCCGGAGTTGTCGGCTTGTCCACTCATCGCATAACTCCTTTAATTTAGGACAATAAAGTTTAAATTTTGACCCAGCTTCTTCAAAGAAAATACGCTTGTTTTCATCGCAGAATTTTAGTATCTTGACCGTCTTTTGCCTAGAAAGCTGCAGCTTTTTGGTCAGAAACCTGTCAGAAAGTGTGCAACTTCCGGGCAACTTTGTGTTAAATTCTCTCGACATAACCTCTAATGTTCCAAAAAAAACTAAGTAACCATCTCCTCCAAACCTATCAACAAGATCAAAAATAAATGGGTCATCCAAACTATCCGAAATATGTTTATACCATTTCATTTCGCATATTCCCTTAAACTAATGTTAAAAATTGTTGCCAGTTTACGTTTATTGTATCCCTTCCGGTAAACCTTCAAAAAAATGGACGATATCATATTGAACCTGGGCTTGGAAAATTAAC